TGTGGGATTTTTGTGGTTTTAGTGAGTGAAAATGGGGATGTTTACATACGTAGCGGGGAATGTGGGTGTATCAGGACGATACACAGGTGAAAAAAGTGAAAAATAGGCCGCAGGGGAGGCGAAAAAGGGCAGGGAAAGTACGGCCACAAGGGGCTGACTCTTTGGACGTCGGTCGGCTTACAGCCACGCAACTCGGCCAGTTGTTCGGCATCACGCCTCAAGCGGTGGGGTTGTGGCATAAGCGGTGGGGGTGTCCCCGTTCGGCAAAGGGGACTTACGATCTGGCGGCGGTGATTGCGTGGTGGAAGCAGCGGTACGAGGACCGGCTGGCGGCGGCGGCGGAGGACCCGCTGCTGGCGGGTGAGTCGTCGGACGCCCTGGAGGCGTACCGGAAGGAGAAGACGCGGGAAGCCCGCCGCAAGAACGCGGAGGCCGAGCGGGTGTTGTTGGATGCGGCTGAGGTGGCTCGTCGGTTCCAGGCGTGGGCGGGGATGTTGCGTGCTCGGTTCGAGGCGCTGGAACGTGCCCACGGCCCGCAGGTGGGGCAGGCGTTGCGCAGTGCGATCGACCGCGTGGAGTCGGAGTACCAGGCGGCATTTCCGCCGCCGAAGTGAAGAAGGGGCGGATGGCTAAGGCGGTTCAAATTGTGAAGGCGGCGGAGGGGATATGGGAGTGCGTGGGGTGTTCGTTGTGCGGAGGCCTTACGTGCCTGCTGGGCATGAGTCTGGCGAGCCGGGACGCGCATGCGGCGAAGCACCTGCGCGCGGGGCATCGTTTCGCGGATGACGGGGAGGGGACGGATGACGGGTGACTTCCCCTATCTGTCGGTGGCGGACCCGGTGGGGGCGACGCTGCTGGCGGGGTTGCGCCCGCAGCGCCCGCGGACGCTGTCGGAGTTTGCGGAACAGGAGATCGTGCTGCCGTCCGGCCCGCGCGAGGGGCTCCACTTGGACCTGGGATTCCCGCCGTGGTTGCGGTTGCTGTTCGGGGTGTTCGACGCGGACGAATACCGCCGGTACTGGATTTCGGGTCCGGTGCAGGACGGGAAGACGCTGTGCGGGTTCACGATTCCGATGCTGCACATGCTGTTCGAGTTGAAGGAGGACGTGATTTTGGGGGCGCCGACGGCGTCGCTGGTCAAGAGCCGGTGGAAGCAGGAGGTGTTGCCGGTGCTGGCGCATTCACGGTATGCGGAGCTGATGCCGAAGCGCGGGACGGGCTCGCAGGGTGGCGTAGCGGAGGCGATTCGGTTCGAGAACGGTGTGTGGCTGCGGTTCATGGGCGCGTCCGGCGGCGACGAGCAGGTGTCGTCGTTCACGGCGCGTTGCGTGTTCTTGACGGAGATCGACAAGATGGACCGTCCGGGCGAGGTGAGCCGCGAGACGGACCCGGTTCGGCAACTGGAGGCGCGGACGACGTCGTTTGACGAGCGGGCGCGGACGTTCGGGGAGTGTACGAAGTCGATTCCGGAAGGCCGGATTCACGTGGAGATCAGTGCGGGGACGGACCACCGGGTGTTCTTGCCTTGTCCGCACTGCGGGGAGTACATCTGCCCGGACAAGCGGGATCAACTGGTCGGTTGGCGCGAGGCGGCGTCGGCGCGCGAAGCGAAGGAGTTGGCTCGGTATGCGTGCGAGCATTGCGGGGGGCAGTGGACGGAGGGGGACCGGCGCGAGGCGATGCAGCATCCGGTGCTGGCGGCGCGGACGCAGCACGTCGAGCGCGACGGGACGGTGACGGGGGAGCTGCCGGACACGGATTGTTTCGGGTTTTCGTGGCCCCGGACGTGCTCGGCGATGACGGGGATCCCGCGTATTGCGGAGGCGGAGTGGCGGGCGGCGCAGTCGGAGACGCCGGACGCGGAGAAGGAGGTCTTGCAGTTCTACTGGACGGAACCGTATGCGGAGGACACCCTGGACCTGTCGGGGATCACGCGGGACATCGTGCTGACGCACATCGGGCGGCTGCCGCAGGGGGTGTGTCCGCCGGAGACGCAGCGGCTTGTCGTTGCCATCGACATCGGGCTGCACAAGCATTGGTGGGTGGCGATGACGGTGGACGCGGAGCGGGCGTTGCGGGTGATCGACTACGGGTCGATTGTGGTGGGCCACGATCCGACGCAACCGGCGACGGACGAGGAGCGGCGGCCGACGCCCGCGGCACGGCTGGGGGTGTTGGCGGCGCTACGGCAGTTCCGGTCGGACACGCTGGCAAACGGTTGGTTGGCGGGCGAGGGGGCGGACGCGGCGGGGGTGCCGAAGTTGAAGGCACCGGACCTGGTGATCGTGGACCATTCGTATCTGCCGGACGTGGTGGCGCGGTTCTGTCTGGAGGGCGGGCCGGAGTATTTCGCGGCGGAGGGGCTGGGCTCGGGGCGGTTGATGAACGCGTGGCCGAAGGACGGGCCGGCGAAACAGCCGGGGCGTCAGATCGGGCGGTCGGGGCACTGGTGGGTGCAAAAGCATCGGTCGGCGGTGGGGGTGATCCGCCTGCTGCACCCGCAGGCCGACTGGTACAAGCGGTGCGTGCATCAGGGGTTTACGGCGAGCCACGGGGCGGCGGGGGCGATCACGCTGTTTCGGGACACGCCAGCGGGTCATCGCGACTTTGCGACGCAGATCGCGGCGGAGCGCGAGAAGGAGTTGTACATTCCGTCGCGGGCGACGACCGCGGGCGGCAAGGTGCGGTTGTGGCAGGTGACGTCGAGCCGGAACCACTTTCTCGATGCGTGCTACAACGCGGTATGCGGCTTGGACATGCTCGGGTATCCGCCGGTGGCGTTGGAGTCGGAGCCGAGCGAGGGGGAGCCGGAGGCCCCAGCGTCGGAGGTGCCTGCGGCATACCAGGCGGCGGAGGAGAAGAAGCCGACGCCGGCGAGCGCCCCGACGCCGGTACCACAGCGCACAGGAAGCCAGGACGCGTATGCCCCGGCAGACAGCAAATCGAGTTGGAAGATTGGACGGTAGCCATGCGTGGTACGGAAAGGAGACTGACGATGCGTGACCCCGATGGCGTGGTGTTGGATGTGGCGCCGAATGCGTCCGGGCGCCGGCGCGGCCAAAGGCGGGTACGGTACCGGTGGCCGAAGGGCGAGGCGATGCCGAAGCACTACCTGAAGCGGCGGCTGCTGCCGTGCCGCAACCCGGAGTGCCGGCGTGTGAGGTTCGACTCGGGTGCCCAGGCGGTGGTGTGTACGAGTTCACCGCGCGTGGTGGACGGCGTGGCGGTCGCGAGCTTCCGGTGCAAAGTGTGCGGCCATCGGTTCCAGATGCCGGTTAGAGAAGAATAGGAAACCCGCTTGACACCGAGCCAAGCCCATGGTATAGTTGGGTAGGCAATCTCGGAGTATGGGAATGACGCCAACGGAGTACCGGCGGGCGCGGCTGAAAATGGGGTTGACGCAGGCGGAGTTGGGGGCGCGGCTGGGGGTGCATGCGTTGACGGTCGCTCGGCGGGAGTGGGGGACGCGGCCGGTCTGCCGCGAGGCGGAACTGGCGCTGGGGCAGGTGGCGGCATTGGTGAAGGGAGCCCAAGGGAAGTCTAAAGGAAGTTTAGGGGAAGCCTGAAGGAGCCGGCTCCTCCCACCCGCATCTTTCACTACAGACCTGTATTCCCCATTCTTGACCATCCGTAGTTCCCCGTAGTACCCTAATTGTGCTTGGGGACGGACGCGCGTCTCCCCTGCGGCAGAGCGGTGCCGCTCCATCGCTCTGCCGCTTTTTTTGCGGGACGACGTGGCGACGACGACCATCACAGTAGCTTCCTTCGAGAGCGCGTGTGCGGAGTGTGCGGACGCGATTGCCGCTGAGAGCCGTGCGACGGCGTACAAGTGGTACGCGCGGGCGGAGGCGATTCACGCGGCTCTGCCGCGCACCATCGGCGATCAGGGGGCGGAGTTGGAGCGGCGCACGGCTCTCGACGGGTTGAAGCGTGCGCTGGACGCGGCGTTCAAGGTGATCGCACAGACGGGGTCGGCCAAGCGGTTCATCTCGACACGCACGGGTTACATGGGGAGGCAGGGTTGAACCAGAACCCCGACACGTGGTCGACGCGCACGGAGCGGGCGACCGACTCGCTCATCGGCCTGTTCGGTTGGATTCCCGCCGTCAGTCGCGCCCTCGCCTACCGCCAGCACTTTCGGCACATGGACCGGGACCCGGAGTACCGGCGGTACATCGACGCGGTAATGCGCACGCGGGGCTACACGAAGTCGAGCGAGGACTATTCGACGCCGTGGTATGCGGGGGACCGGCGGAGTGCGGACGCGGAGGTGATCGACAGCCTGCCGGGGTTGATCAACAAGAGCCGCGAGTTGTCGCGGGTGGACCCCATCGGGTCAGGGCTGTTCGGATCGTTCGTTCGGAACGTGATCGGGCCGGAGATTCTGCCGCAGGCGACGACGGACCTGCCGAGCCGGAACGCGCGGATGGAGGCGGTGTGGGCGGAACGGAAGGACGTGTCGGCCCCGGCGGACGACATGGACGCGGGGCAGGCGCAGGCCATGCGGTTCCAACAGATACTTGAGACGGGCAACCTGTTCGTCAAGAAGACGAAGCGGTCGCGGCGCGACCCGGTGTGGTTCGAGACGATTGAGAAGGACCGCGTTGCGACGCCGCGCGACCTGGTGGCGGGCGTGGACACGGGGGAGGGGCATGAGGTACGGGACGGAGTGGAGAAGGAGGGCTGGGGGGTGCCGGTGGCGTACTGGGTGTGCAAGACGCATCCGGGGGACATCACGGTATCGGGCACGGCGCTGAAGGGCAAGGAAGACTTCGTGCGTGTGCCGGCGTCGGAGATGAACCATCTTCGGCTGGCGGAGCGGCCGGGGCAGACGCACGGGGTGCCGTTTCTACACGCGGTGTTGCAGGACATCCGCGACCTGGACCTGCTGGTGCTGGCGGCGCTGAAGCGGGTTCAGATTGCGGCGTGCCTGAGCGTATTCATTCAGAGCGAGGAGGCCATCGCCGACTTCGAGCAGAAGACGGCGCGGCGTTACGGCTACAAGCTCCAGCAGATGATCGAGCCGGGGATGATCTTCAAGCTGTTCCCGGACGAGAAGATCAGCACGGTCATCCCGAACTTCCCGAACAGCGAGTTTGCGCCGTTCATCCTGCTGCTGGCGAGGCGGATCGGTGCGGCGTTGGGCGTCTCGTGGCAGATCGTGTTGAAGGACTTCTCGGACTCGACGTATTCGAGTGCGCGGAGCGACCTGCTGGAGTCACGGCAGCCGTGGCGGATTCTCACCAACTGGTACGCGCGGCGGCAACTGACGTGGGAGTGGCGGGCGGTGTTGGAGGACGCGCGGCTGCGTGGTGACACGCGGATGCGCGGGGTGACCGACGCGTACATCGGGCAGGTGCAGTGGATCGGTGTGGGTTGGGAGTGGGTGGACCCGCTGAAAGAGGGGCAGGCGGTCGCTATCGAGCTCGGGCTGCAACTGACAGACCCGTACACGGAGTGTGCGAAGAAGGGGCGGGACTACGAGCAGGTGTTGAAGGCGTCGTTCCGCGCGTGGGACTACCGGCGCAAACTGCATGCAAAGTACGGGCTGCCGGAGCCGCCGCCGCCGACCGGCACGTTTGACCTCGAAGCCTTGAAAGTGGTGAAAGACGATGACGAAGAAGCGAAGCCGAAGAAGCAGGAAGCAGCGTAAGCAGCGGCAGACGCGTGCGGCGGACGCCCGGGCGGCGAGCCCGGTCCCGCTGCGCCAACTGCCGGGTGCAGTGAAGTCCATCGTCGAACGCGGGCTGACGGTGCGGGCTTACGCGGTGCGTGCGGCCTCGTGGCGGGCGGACGACCGCTCATTCGAGGCGGTGATCGCGACGGAGACGCCGGTCGAGGTCTACGACTTCCGCGAATGGGAGTTGATCGACGAGGTGGTGCGGCTGGACGGGATGCGGGGTGTGCCGAACGGGCAGGTGCCGCTCTGCGACACGCACGACCGCTCGACGATCAAGGCTCAGTTGGGTTCGTGCCGGGAGATTCGGGCGGACGGCCCGAACCTGATGGCCCGCAACTTCATTTCGGAGGCGGAGCCGGACGCGGCGCTGAAGGTGAGCGAGGGGCATGTGACCGACTGCTCCATCGGCTACCGGGTGCGGGGATACGTGGACATCCAGCCGGGTGAGACGCTGGAGGTGAAGGGCAAGAGCTATACCGCGTCGCCGGACAAGCGGCTGCGAATTTCATACGACTGGGAGCTGGTGGAGAACTCGCTGGTGCCGGTGGGAGCGGACGCGCTGGCGAAGATCCGCGAGAAGCCCAAGGCCCCCGGCGAGCAGCCGGCGGGCGACTACTTCCAACAGGAGGACAAGAGGATGAAGGACTTCCGAGACTGGGCCGAAGACGCGGGGTTCGAGCCCGACGAGTTGACCGACGCCCAGGGCCAGACGCTACGGCGCTTGTACGACGCGGAACGTGCGTCCGCCTCCGCCGAGGCTTCGGCGGACAAGGCGGACGAGCCGGCGGGCGACCCGCCGGAGGAACCCGTTGGGCAGACGCGGGAACTGACGGACGGCGAGCGGCTGCGTGCGGATGTGATGGCGATGTGTCCGACGGACCTCAAGCCGTTCGCTGAGCGGATGCTGCTGGAGGAGAAGGACCTGACCGCCGACGGCGCCCGCGCGAAGTTGCTGGCGGAGGTGACGAAGCGGCAGGCACCGGTCGGCACGCCGGAACCGCCTGACCCGCCCGCACGCGAGAAGAAGGACGACGGCCAGCCGCCGGACAAGTTGGCGGACGTCGCGGACAGGGAACTCAAGCGCGGCCTGACGGGCTGAGCGCGTAACGCAACTGAAAGGAGACACAAGACATGGCTACCAACACCCCCCGCTGGGTCGGCAACCTGAACGGTGCGACCGAGCCGCTGATCATGCTTGGCAAGTTCCAGGCCGGCTCGACGCAGGCGATCAAGGTCGGCGAGATTCTGGAACTCACGGGCGTGACGAACACCTGTTGGGTTCCGATCGACTCCGACTTTGCGATGTCGGCGAACGTCGCGATCGCGAACGAGGAGATCAAGTCCGGCGACCTGGGCGGCTACTACGAGATCATCGTGCCGCGCCCGGGCGACCTGTTCGAGTACGACCTGGCCGCGGCGGGCAACGATGCCGTCGGGACGGCGGTCTACTACTCGTCGTCCGAGGCCGTGACGGTGACGGCCGGCTCGAACCAACTCGGCACGATCACCGGACAGGCGGAGTACCCCGAGCAGCACCATCTCGCCACTGACGGCGCGGGTGCTCCTGACGCGGGGACGACCATTCGCTCCCGCAGCTCCGCCGTGATCACCATCAAGGCGTCCGCCTCGTACTACGCCGCGTTGCAGGCCTAACCCGCGCGCGCCCGAACAAGGAGAATGACAATGGCGAAGACCAAGAAGACCGACACGGCGGCCCCCAAGCGGTCGCCTTTCCGCGCCGACATCCGCGTCGGTGCTCCCGGCCTCGACCCCGACGCCATGCACCGGCTGGCGGCGAGCGAGCCGAACACGTTCATGGCCCGCGTGCAGGACATGATCGACGCCGGCGAGTTCGGCTGGCAGGACGTTCGCAGCCTGCCGCGCCTGTACTCGACGCTGGCGGATGTGCAGGTGGCCGCTCACTTCGACGACATCGGCGGGCAGACGCGCGCCATCCAGACGTCGGCCTTCCCGCTGTTGACCGGCCTGCTGACGCTGGCCGGGCTGAACGACCGCTACCAGGCGGTCGACACCATCGGCCAGAAGCTCGTCACGGAGATGGAGGACAACAAGAAGGTGTCCGTCGTCGCGGCGGTGGCCGGTCTGGACGTGGACGTGGACACGCTTCAGGAAGGCCACGACGCCCCGGAGATCGGTGCGACGGAAGAGCACGTGACCATCGCCCACAAGCGAAACGGCCGCCGGCTCTCCATCACCGCCGAGACCATCGAGGAGAACAACGTCGCCGACATCGTGAGCCGCGTCAACGCCTTGGGCGACATCGTGGCCGAGCGGGTGGAGGAGCAGACGTTGCGCCGGGTGTGCGACGTGGACGGCTCCGGGACCACGCCGGCGGCACCCTATGCGTACAACCCTGCGGGCACCGGCACGCAGCTCTACAACTCGACCGCCAACAACCCCGGCACCCGTGCGCCGAGCGGTACGCGGGTCAACAGCAACGTCCTGGCGGACGAGAGCGACCTGGACAACGCCCTGGCGGTGCTGGCGGCGATGAAGAACCATCGCGGCAAGCGCATCGCCATCCCGACCTCGCAACTCCAGCTCGTCGTGCCGTTCGCCTTGTACGCGACTGCGTGGAAGATTCGCGGCTCGGAATACGCGTCCGGCGTCGAGAACGAGTTGTCCGCGTGGGGTCCGCGTGGTGCGTGGCAGCCGGACATCGTGTCGAGCACCAAACTCGACGACATCAGTACGAGCACGTGGTACCTCGGCGCGTTCCCGAAGCAGTTCACGCGGAAGTGGAAGCTGCGGATGGAATACAACACCCTCGGCGAGAACACGGAGTCGTACCTGCGCGCCCGGATCAAGTTCCAGGCGAGCGTGTTTTGGGACGTCGAGATCGGCGCCCGCGACTACGTGTGGGTGGTGCAGAACCTTTCCGGCACTACCCCGCCGTCGTAAGCGAGTTCCGTCTCCGCGCCTTGGGGGCCGGCCGACATTCCGGCCGGCCCCCCCCCTCCCGTTCGGTGGGCCAACACTTGCCGGGCGGCGTCTATGGAAACGTTCGAGAAGCAATTTGCGAACAGCGGCGGCGGTGAGAACCCGTGTGACGTGCTGGCGGCGTCGTTCAATCCAGTGACGGTGACGTACACGCCGCATTCAGGCGAGGCGTCGAGTTTCACCGCGCGGTGGAAGCCGGACGGGACGGCGGGCCGGTATCGCGGGCTGGACACGATGGTCGAGCGGTTCCAGCCGGACGGCGAGCAGCAGTTGACGACGGGGACGCTGCTGATCAACCCGAGCGATTTGAGCAGCGTGGACCTGCGGGACAAGCTGGCGTTCGGCGGCACGACGTATGCGGTGGTGTCGGTGGGGCGGATGACGCCGGTGCTGGAGTTGTGCGTCGAGGCGCGGGTGCAACATCGGCTGGGCGGCTCGGGCCAGAGGAGGCCGGCACGATGAACGGTGTGATGGTGATTCCGGTATCGGCACAGCACTTGGCGGACGCCGTCCGCCCCGATGTGGAGACCACGCATTTCCCGTTCTCCATCGTGTTGGTGGACAACGATTTGAACGCGGTGTGGGAGGACGAGGGGGGCATTCACATCATCCCCAAAGCGGAGTCGGACGATCAGAGCTGAGTTTTCTCACATCATCGACTACGTGATTGCGGCGAAGAACCTGCGTGGCGACTTTGCGGAGATCGGGGTGTACCGGGGCCACACATGCGAGCCGTTGTGCCGCTGGGCGCACGCGGCGGGCAAGACGTGCTATGCGGTGGATTCGTTCACGGGGATGGCGGAGCCGGGTCCGCGCGACGCGGGGCTGTATGCGGCAGGGACGTATGACCTTGGCGGGCAGGCCGGGGTGGACGCGCTGCGGGCCCGGTGCGGTGACGCGGTGCGGTCGCTGGTGGTGGTGGCGGCGTACATTCCCGAGGCGTTCGACTTCATTCCCGCGGACGTGCGCTTCTCGTTCGTTCACGTGGACCTGGACCATTACCAGCCGCAGTTGGACGCCCTGCGGTTCGCGTGGGAGCGGCTGGCACCGGGCGGGGTGATCGCCTCGCACGACTGGTTCCCGGACCGCACGACGCTGGCGGCGGGTGCATTCAACGACTTCTGTGTGGAGATCGGTGTGCCGCCGGCCGGCTCGAACTCGACGCGGCACGGGCTGTTGAAGAAGGAGCGGGACTGATGCAACCGCAACATCGGATGGCCGGCTACGCCTCGCACTTGCCGGTGTTGATTGCGTGCGTGTTGCGCACGCAACACGAGAGCGTACACCCGGTGTTGGAGTTGGGGTGCGGGGCGTATTCGACGCCGGTGCTGCACGCGATGTGCTGCGAGTCGGGGCGGCAGTTGTTTTCTTACGAGACGGACGCCGGGTGGCTGGAGGCGTTCAAGTATTACTGTCATCCGCCGCATAGTTTCAAACTGGTGGAGGATTGGGCGGCGGTGCCGGTGGAGTCCCGGCGGTGGGGGGTGGTGTTGGTGGACCACGCCCCGTCGCAGCGGCGTCGGGTCGAGGTCGAGCGGCTGCGCGGCCACGCCCGGCTGATCGTATGCCACGACACGGAGCACCGGCTGTACCGGTTCGAGGACGTGTTCGGGCAGTTCAAGTACCGGGTGGAAGACCGGCGGCAGTCGCCGTGGACATCGGTGGTAAGCGACGACGACGATCTTGGTTGGCTGAAGGAGACGCTACCTCACAAATGAGTTGGGACACGCTGACATCCGAGTTTCCGTGGCCGCCCGAGCAGCCGGAGATCAAGCGTTATTTGCACGGTTGGGCGGTCCACGAATCCGCGTGGCACGCCGTTTTGAACGGGCGAACCGCGCCGGTTCTGCTTGAGGTCGGCGCCTGGACCGGCAAGACATCGTCGTGGCTGCTCACGACGTTTGCGGGATTGCGTCTGATCGCGGCCGACCGTTGGTCGGTCGAGCCGGACCAGTATCCGCCGGAAGATGCGCTGAACGTCCAGTATTTGCGGACGTGGTGGGACCGTTTCTGTGCGGCGGGCCGCGTATCCGAGTCTGACACGCCGCTGGACCTGTACCGGGCGAACCTTTGGGGGTTCCGCGACCGCGTGGTGGCGGTCGAGTCCGAGTCGGTGTGTGCGATGGTGAGCATTGCCCGCCACCTGGTGCCGGACGTGGTGTACATCGACGCCGACCACCATTACGAGGCGGTGCGTTCTGACATTCTGGCGGCGCTGCACTTGTTTCCCGGCTCGTGCATTTGCGGGGACGACTACAGCGATGGGAACGGCGTGCAGCGGGCGGTTGAGGAGATCGCGTCGGAACGCGGCTTTCAGGTAACTCGGCTCGGCAACCAGCGTTTTTGGGTCTACGATGGCTGACACGTCCCCGATCCCCATTCGGTTCGCCCGCCCGTTCAACAATGCGGCGTCCACGGCACTGCCGTTGTATGCGGTGACGACGAACATCGCTGCCGCGTGGGGTGCGATGGAACGGTTGTACGGGCCGGCGTTGGACGGCGGGATTCGCGACGAGGTGAGGGACCTGTTCCGCGAGGCGTCGGACGGTATTTGTGTGGACGTGTGGCCGTGCGAGCAGCCGTGTGATGTGTTGTTCGACGGTGACGATTTCGGGCATACGCGGGGCAACTACGACCCCCGGTTGGTGTGCAAGCGTTCGCTTGGGCCGGAGCGGCTGCCGAACGAGATTGGGTATCCGGCGTGGCCGTACCGGGAGGTGTTGGACCTGAATTGTGGCCCGGCAGCGGTATCGGACCCGCCGGTGGTGACGTTCTGCGGGCGGTCGAACCGTCCGCCGGAGCGTTGTGAGTTTCTGAACGTATTTGCCGAGTCGCGCGGTCTGGCGGTGCATGTCACGCACCGGACGGTGTTTCGCGGGGGTGCCGCGGCCGAGTACGTGTCGGAGTTGCGGCGTTCGCATTTCGTACTGTGTCCGCCGGGGATGGGGCGGTATTCGTACCGGTTTTACGAGGCGCTGGCGGCGGGACGGGTGCCGGTGATCCCAAAGGCGGGCGGGCACGTGGTGGCCCCACCGGAGTTGTTGACACAGGCTCGGATCGTGCGGGCGGACAGCGTGGAGGACGTGCTGGATGCGTGGGAGGTGCTGCGCCCGCAGTGGGCGGACGTTCACGCGCGGAACCGCCGTGCGTGGCTCGACCTGGCGTCGCCGCTGGGTTGGCTGCGGACACTGGCCGCCGAGATCAGGAGCCGCGTGTGATTCCGAAGCTCATTCATCTGGTGTGGATCGGTTCGGACCTGCCGGAATGGGCGCGGCGGAACGCTGAGGCGTTCAAGCGGATAAACCCCGGGTACGCGGTTCGGCTGCATGACGAGTGTTCGTTGGCGCCGGAGTTGGGGCGGCGGTATGCGGAGGCGGCGGACCTGGCGGCGAAGGCGGACCTGATCCGGTATTCGGTGCTTCGGCGCGAGGGCGGTTGGTATTTCGACATCGACTTCTGGCCGGTGCGTCCGGTGTCCGACGTGTTGCGGCGGTTCCCGCTGGACGGATCGCGGTTGTTTCTCGCGCGGCAGGCTCACAACGTCAACGCGGCGTTTCCGTACTCGAACGGGGTGCTGGCGTGCGCGCCGGCGGCGCGGCCGATGGAATGGATGGTGGGGCGTTGCGTGAAGACGCGATCGTTCTCACGGACGTCGCACGGGCCGAAGCTCGTTCGGCAGTTGGTGCGGGAGCATCCTGACTGGGTGCAAGTCTGCCCCGCCGGCTGGTGGTTCCCGCTCAGTCCGGCACAGACGTTCACGTTCCGGTCGCGCATTCTGTTGGGCGAGGTGGATTGGCTGAAGTTCAACACGGACACCGGCCGCGAACTGCCGTATGCGGTGCATCTGTGGGGGCACGCACACCGGCACAACCTGGACTATACGGGGGACCCGCGCCAGATGGCGGTGGTGATGAACGCGGCGCGGGGCGACCACCCGACGCACGCGGTGGCGTTGGGGCTGGCCCGGCTGGGCTGGACGGTGGTCCGAGCGTCGCGTGCCCGGGAGATCCCCGAGTATTTCGCGGACGAGGGGCAGACTGAGCGGTTGGTGGTGGTGTGGAACGGGCTGCGCGATACGTCGTTCGCGGACGCGGCGAGGACGGCGAGTGCCCGGATGTTGTACCTGGAGCACGGGTTTTTCCAGCGTCAGGAGTACACGCAGGCGGACCCGGCGGGATTCTTGCACAACGCCTCGTGGGCCGGGCGTGTGAGCGGTTCGGCCCCAGCCGGGGGGTTCGACCGCGTGAGCCGGTTCTACCCCACGTTGCGGGCGGTACGGGCACGGAGCGAGGGGCGGATCGTGGTGTTGGGGCAGGTGGACGGCGACAGCCAGATGTACCAGAGCGAGATCGGGACGGCGAAGCGACTGCAACTGGCGGTGAAATCCGCGTTGCCGCCCGGCGTGCGGGGCGACGCGTGCTTCCGGCCGCATCCGGCCACAATCGGGCCGCGTGACGGTGCCCGGCGGGTGTTCCTGCCGTTGTGTCCGGGGTCTCAGAACATGCGGGAGGCGCTGGGGTACGCGACGCGGAAGCAGAGCACGACGTTGGCGGCAGTGTTTCGCCATGCCCGGTTCGTGGTGGCGATCAACTCGAACGCGTTGAACGAGGCATTGGCGGCGGGTGTGCCGTGCCTGTGCTTCGGGCCGTTCCTGGGGCTGAACGCGGGTGTGGTGCACGGGACGACGGTCCATTCGCTGCGGCGGGACATGGCGGAGATGCTGGACGGCTGGTGCCCGGACGCGGATGCGGTGCGGAACTATCTGGCGTGGCTGGCGGCTCGGCAGTGGAACAACGCGGAGTTGGCGACGGGCGAACCGATGGCGGAAATTCTGTCGTCCGCCGAGGTGGCGGAACAACAGGGGGCATGTGTATGAGGTGGCTGGCGAAGTGTGGTGTCTACGGTCTGGTGGCCGCGTTGGTGATGATTCTCTACACCGGCCACGCCGGGCTGGCCGCGTGGATTCTGATTGTAGTCGGCATCGTGGACATCGTGCTTGAGTTCATCGGCTGGCAGACTGTTTCGCACTGGCTGTGGCGCCGGTTCGGGTTTTGGGAGGACAAGGCGATGCTGGCGTCCGAACTGGCGGCGATCTGGACGCTGCGCGGCCTGCACGACGCCGTGTTATTCACTCTCGGCGTGGTGGCCGGGCACATCCACTGGCAGGACAAAGGAGGGGCGGACGCATGAGAGACGCGTGGATCGTTGTGATCGTCTTCCTACTCGCACTGGGGTTGGCAATGGTTGCGCTCACGGGTTGCGCCCCGCTGCGGTGGGTGGGGCTGGTAGACGAGTTGCCCGCACTGAAAGCCGTACCGCAGAAGCCGCCGCCGGGGGAGGGCGGCGACGTGGACCCTTTCCCCGCCGCCCCGGTCGTCGGCGTTTTGATCCTTGGCGCCGTGGCGACCGTTATCTGTGCGATGTGGGCAAAGCCCCTGACGCCGGTGCCGGCCTTCGCGGCTGTCGGCCTCGCTTCCGCGATTGTGCTGCGGGAATACATTTGGGACGTGGTGATCGGGACGCTCGGAGCGGCCCTCCTGTACGCGGTGTTCATCGCTATTCGATTCTTGCGCCAACGCGACGACCTCGTGAGCGACAAGGCCGGGACCGCGCCCGGCCTGAAGCCCGGTACGGCGAAACTGGTGGACAAGGAACGGCAGAAGGCGGGCAAGTCAAGCTTATCCTCGCCGTCCTCGCCGGCCTCGCCATCGCCAAGCACTTGAGGAGAGTGGGATGACGCCTGCGAACCCGGACGAATGCCCACAGGGCGTGGAGAACCGCGAGCGGATCACTGCCCTGGAGGATCGGATAGACAAGGTGGAGGAGGCTGTGATCGAGATCCGTGACAAGCTGCTCGGCCGGCTGCCGGTGTGGGCGACGTTCGCCTTGAGCGCGCTCGCTTCGCTCGCCGTCGGCCTTGTCGTCGCACTGTTGAAGAACTGAGCACCGTGGGTGCCGCCCACGCTGAGGCGAAGGACGCCCGATGAAGTTGGAGGTTGACGACGATGGGACTGTATGAACGCTGGACGTACACCGGCGATGACGACACGCAGAAGATTCCGGTGCATGTGTTCGCCGCCGCCGTTCGGCAGTTGGCGCGCGGTGCGGCGACGGTGCAGCAACTCGTGGCCGCGTTCGGATTGCAGGCCGACGACCTCGCGGGATTGCAGGCCGTCGCCGCCAGGTATGCGGCTCTGCCGGCAGACCAGAAGCCATCCGCACTGGTGAAACTGCATGATGTGATGATACTATGCGAAGCAGGACTGTACAGCAAAGCGCAAGCAAAGACTGAGTTGGGGTTCTAGCATGGCCCTGAGCGTTAAAAGCGGCAGCTTTGAGTTCCCTACCAGCACGGGCAACCACTCCGTGACTGGCGTAGGGTTCCAACCCAAGTTCGTGCTGTTCTGGGGTACCAGCATCGGGGCGAGCTTTGGCAACAACGGCGGGGCTGTTCTGTTCGTCGGTGCGGCGGCGTCATCGTCTGAGCGGTGGGCGTGCGGCGTCAACGACGGCGACGCGTACGCCACCAGCAACTCGTATCGGTTCAGCGAGAACGATGAGTGCATTCAAGTGCGGCAGGCGAGCGGTGCCATCGCCGAGGAGGCGGACTTTGTAAGCATGGACGCCGACGGGTTCACCATCAACGTCACGGACGCGGCGAACGCTGCCGTGGAAAAGGTGAGCTACTTGGCGCTGGGCGGTGACGACCTTGGCAACGTCAAGGTGGGCAACGCATCGCTCGGCAACAGTACCGGCAACCTCGCCATCACGGGCGTTGGGTTCCAACCGAAGGCGTGCCTGTTCGCGTGCGTCGGCCTGTCGATCGCCAGTGCGGCACACGCTATCTTATCGGTAGGCGCGGCGACGGACAGCAGCAACGAATGGCTTGCTGCTGTTGCATCCAATCACAACGTGGCGGTATCGCGCACGATGCGCTACCAGCGCACCGACCGCTGTGTGGCTCAGATTATTAGTGATACCGTATCGTGGGACTGCGACTTTGTAAGCATGGACGCGGACGGGTTCACGGTGAACCGGAACACCGCTCCCGGCAACGATAATGTGTATTATGTAGCGCTGGGCGGCGCGAACCTCAACGTCAAGGTTGGTTCATTCAATGAGACAAGCAGCAGCGGCACGAACGTATCGCAATCGGTGACGGGGGTTGGGTTCCAGCCCGACGCTCTTCTGCTTACTGGCTGGGAACGAGCGGCTAACAGCAGCTTGCAAGCTCAGATGGCGTTCAGTTTCGGGGCGGCTACGGGAGCATCGGAAGAATCAGTTGCTCATGTTAGTTCCGAGGACGCTCAAGGTACGATGGACACGTACCGCTCGCACCAAAACACCAAGACATACGAGGCGCGCGCCGTCACCGACGGCGCCGTTGTATCGGATGCTGAATTGACGACGCTGGACTCGGACGGGTTCACGCTCAACTGGCTCAACACCGACGGCGGACAAGACGAGGTGTTGTACGTCGCGCTCGCGGGCGCGGCGGCGGCAGGGTTCGCTCGCCCGAAGGTCGGCGGCTCACTCGCGGCTGGCCGCACCGGATTGGTAGGAGACTGACATGGGCATCCCATACATTGGCGACTTCGCCGAAGACGCGGTCCTCACGTATTGGTGGGACAGCAACAGCGGCGACGGGGCAAGCATCACGCGCGCAACGGACGGCACGGTCAAGGTTATCCGCGACGATGGTGTCGACTGCACCGGCACCAGCGTAACTGACAACGAAGATAGCGTCGATACCGGCCTGCACAAGACCATTGTAGATACGAGCGACGGAGCGAACTATGCGGTCGCGCATGAGTATCTGTGTTGGGTTGACGGCGCGGTGATCGACGGTGAAACCGTCAACGCCGGGCTGTTCGCGTTCTCCATCGAAAATCGCGTGGCCGACGTGGCGCGGATTGGCGGCTCGGCACAGTCCGCCACGGACCTCAAGGACTTCGCTGACACTGGCTACAACCCGACCACGCACAAGGTGGCCGGCGTGGTGACTGTGGATACGGTGACCTCGGCCACGCTTGCCAACGGGGCGCACGGCGGCGCGGGGGCCAGCCTGAACCTGGCGAGCGGGCTGACGGCAAACATCACGGGCAACCTGTCCGGCTCAGTCGGCAGCGTGACGGGCAACGTCGGTGGGAGCGTGGCGAGTGTGACCGGGGCCGTGGGCAGTGTCACCGCTGGCGTCACGCTTGCCAACGGGGCGCACGGCGGCGTGGGGGCAACCCTCGTCCTCAGCGACTACAGCGCGTTCAAAGCAACGGGTTACAGCACGCTCGACGCGGCGGGCGTGCGGACGGCCATCGGCCTCGCCACGGCCAACATCGACACACAATTCAAGCAGGTCAAGGGTGCGGTGGCGGGGAAGGTGTACCGGAACAGCGGCGGCACGGAGATGAAGTACTACGACAGCGACGGGAACCTGCTGTCGACGATTGCGTGGAACGCGGGCACGACCACCTGGGACGTGACATGGGCGTAACACAACCAGACTACCTGGCGGTGGGCTCGCGCGGGCGTTTTCAGAGCGACGCCGGTGATGCACCGGACGTGCCGTCGTTGACGCTGGCGGACGACGAGACGGGGAGTTCGTTCACGGCGACGGTAGACGGGACGGCGGGGGCGACGCACACACTGTACTACCGGAAGACGAACGAGTCGTCGTGGACGGAAGGCGACGACCGAACCGGCGACGGGGACATTTCGGCGTCGAGCCTGTCGGACGACACGGGGTATCTGGCGTATGTGGTGTCGTCGTTGAACAACCAGGAGCGGGCGTCGGGCGTTGAGTACGTGAAGGTAACGGACGGCGGCGCGGCAGAGACGCCGGCGACGGTCGAGAACCTGCCACTGTACTACCTGCAACAGACGGTGGCGGCGTGCTCGACGTTTCAGTCGTGGGTGGGTGCGGCGAACAAGGCGGAGGCGGCGGAGTCGGTGCTGTGGGTGGAGACGCTGACCAAGCCGTCGACGAGCAACTACGCACTGGTGCGTTGGGCGGACGGCGAGGAACGGGCTCGGGACGCGGGCGGGACGCGGTCGCACTTCATCCAGAACGGTGAGTTGGTGCTGTTGTTCCGGTCGAACATCACGGCGGACACGGCGATGGAGGGGGCGAGCAAGGCGTTCACCAACAAGACCGGCGAGATCCGTATCGAGATGGAGGAGTTGGCGGGGACGGCGGGGTACCTGGACATCACGCGGACGGCCCAGTTGGAGCCGGTGCGGCGGCCGTCGAAGGACGAAATGCAAAACAACACGTGGGCCGACGGGACGGCGGTCGGCGACTTTTTGGAGAAGGTATACAGCGTGGGGTATCGCAGCGCATGATCCCGTTGGTTCGATATGTGACGCGCCCGGACGGCAGCACGCGGCGGGTCTCTGGCTACGTGATGGACGTGTGGTTCGACCGCGGCTTCTTCTCGGGCATCAGCCGGAAGCGGTGGCGTGCGATTCTGGCGGAGGCGTGGCACCGTGTGGGCACGCACTGGCACCGGTACATTCTGCCCAAGCACTTCACGCACCGCGGGGCGACGGAGTACCGGTACGCGAAGCGGAGCGACAAGTATACGACGCGGAAGTTCCAGAAGTTCGGGCACACGTATCCGCTGGTGTGGTCGGGCAACCTGAAGCGGATGGCGATGGGTATGCGGGACGTGCGTGCGACGTCGAAGGGCGTTCGGATCGTGCTGCGGGTGCCGCCGTACATCTACCAGTTCCGGGGCGACGACCGGGGGGTGTACCCGGCACAGGAGTTGCGGGCGGTGTCGGGTGCGGACGCCCGCGAGATCGAACGGACGCTAAACATTCATATTAGTCACCTGGCGGACCGTGCGCTGCTGAC